GCCGGCGACGCTGCGCTATTCCGACGGCTTCCTGGAGCGCAACCGCCGCAAGTCAGGGGGCCGAGCCCGGCGCATCACCGTAAATCTCGAGAAGGCAATCGAATGGGCCCGCGTGCACGCGGTCAACGATCTTGATGGCTTCCCGGATGACCAGTTCTACACTGGAGAGCCTCCTGCGCGCGGCCGGAGGGCGGCATGAAGCGCACTGCCCCTACCGCTGCCCTGCCGCGCGGTCCGCTTCACTACTGGAAGCAGATGGTGGCGATGAGCCGCCGCGGCGGCTTCACGATCACCGACGTGCACAAGGCCAGCAATGGTCGCTCGCGGCAAACGGTGAAGGACTATGTGCTGTTCTGCGCCGAGCATGGCCATATCGAGCTCATCGGCGGGCAGCCTACGGTCAAGAACCGCAGCGCCAACGTCTACAAGGTGCGGGACCTCCGGACCCCGGCGCCGATCCAACGCCGGCCCGACTTTGCCGATGATCGTGGCCGCCGAGCCCAGCAGCTCTGGACCGCGATCCGAGCGCTACGCCAGTTCACCATCCGCGAGCTCGCCGTGGCAGCCTCGACGGATGCTGTCCCGGTGACGGTGCAGCGCGCCCGCGCATACGTCTGCACGCTCGCCAGTGCCGGTTATCTCGCCGAGGTCGGGCATCGGGCTCATCCCGGACTGGTCGCCCTCTGGCGGCTGATGCCGGCCTTCAACACCGGCCCGCAAGCCCCAGCGACGCTCGCCGGCGGCACCATCCTCTACGACCGCAATTTGGATCGGGCCGTTAACCTTAACCGTCCGGAAGCGGCCGGGAGGGCGGCATGAACCGCTCTTCCAATGTCGATCAGGTCGAGCGCGCTCGCCTGGCCTGGGGCGAGGCGATGCCAGTGGAAATCGCGATGCTGGCTCAGGCCTGCAAGGCCCGCACATCGCGCGCCGTCGCCCGCCAGCTCGGCTATTCGGACGCGACGATCTCCTATGTCCTCGCAAACAAGTATCAGGCGGGCGACCAGGAGAAGCTCTTCGCCAAGATCCGTGGCGCCCTGATGGGCGAGACCGTGATCTGCCCGGTCCTGGACGAGATCGGCCGGGACCGCTGCCTGTCCGAGCAAGCCAAGCCCTTCGCCGCGACCAACTCGACCCGCGCCAGGCTGTTTCACGCCTGCAAGAGCTGCCCCAACCGTCAGCAGAAGGACGTCGCCTGATGTTCGTCGCTTGTCTCAAGATGACCGCTCTGGCGGCCGCCATGCTTGGTCCGTTCACGGTCGGCGCGATGTCGCGCTTCATCCGGGATCCCGAGACCTTCGCTTTCTTCCTGGTGGCGGGCATCGGGACCGGCATCGCGGGCGTCTTCGGCTTTGCCGCGCTCGAGCGGGTGGAAGGCGAGCGGCACGGCCGCCTCAAGGCCGGCGTCCCCTCTGTTCCCGGCCAGGAGGGCTGACCATGGAGTCCCAGCCGCTTTCGCTCGACCTGCGCGAATTGTCCTGCCTCATGCGCGAGCATGCGCGTTCCGACATCGCACTCTCGCCCGCAGCCTGCCGCCGTCTCAGCGTCGTGCTCGCTTTGGCGGCTCGTAAGGCAGACGAGCTCGAGGCCAAGGCGGTTGACGCCGAGGCGCTCGAAGAGGAGCTCCTGCTCGTCGCAGGCGACCTCGCCAACGCTTCGGGGCGAGCGACGTATCAGGATGCCCTGAAAGCCCAACAGGCCGAAATCCAGCGACAGCTGGACGGCGGCCAGCAAGTGCATGTCGCGCGTCCCGGCCTTGCTGCCCTCAGCACGCCGATCGGCGACACCAACGTCGTGACCTTCCCGAGGGCGCCGCGTCCCCAGCCCGTCCATTGCCAAGGCGGAGACGGAGGCGATGCGGCATGAGCGAGCGCCACGTCACCTTCGATATGATTGTCGAGGCAGTCAGCGCGGTCTCGGGCCTGTCGCGTCGCGAGATCATGGCGAACGGCCGCACCACCGATGGCCGGGCTCAGGCCCGCTATGCCTGCTGGTGGCTGGTCGAGAAGATGACCGAGCTGGGTCCGCGCATCATCGGACGCCTGTCCGGCAATCGCGATCACTCGACCATCATCACCGGCCAGCGCCGTGCCGAGGAGCTGCGCGCTTCCAGCCCGGCATTCCGAGCCTCCACGGAAGCATTGCTGGCGACGCTCTTGGCACTCGAAGGCGCCGGCATGCTGCGCCTTGCCGAAGCGGCCGACCCGCTCGCTGCCGCCCGCCGCGTGCTCGCCGCGCCTGAACGCGAGGCCGTTCGCGTCTCGACCTTCGAGATCATCGCCATGTCCCGGCTCATCGTCGAGCAGGCCGACTGCGATCCTTCCGGACCTTCAACTGCCTCACAGGAGATCGACCATGCAGCCTGAAACCATGCCTTCGCTCCCTCCGGCCGTCGTCGAGGTCGCCGGCAAGAGCTATTTGCCTGACGCCAAGGGCAATCTGATCCCGGTCGAGGCCATCCGCGCGGCAGACAAGCTTGAGGACGAGACCGTCCGCAAGGTGATGGCCTTCGCCGTCGCGCTTTCCGAGCAGGTTGCCCGCTTCAAGACCCACACCTTCGCCGATCTCAACGGCTTCCAGGCGCTGCTCGAGCAGGAATACGGGGCCCGCGCCGGCGGCGCCAAGGGCAACGTCTCCTTCCAGACCTTTGACGGCCTGATGAAGATCCAGGTTCAGATCGCTGACCAGATCAGCTTCGGTCCGCAGCTCCAGGAGGCCAAGAAGCTGATCGACGAGTGCCTGCGCGAGTGGGGCGCAGAGAGCAAGGCCGAGCTGCGCGCTCTCGTGAACCGCGTCTTTTCGGTGGAGAAGGAAGGCCAGATCAACAAGGCCGAGCTCTTCTCGCTGCTGCGGGTTGAGATCGAGGATCCGCGCTGGCGCCGCGCCATGGATGCTGTCCGGGACGCAATCCGGGTGACCGGTACCAAGCAATATGTCCGCTTCTATCGGCGGGACGATCCGAACGCGGAGTGGCGCTCGGTCAAGATCGACCTCGCGGCCGCCTGAGCCGTGGGCCGCTTCCTCTCCCCTCGTCCTGCTCCCTCCGACGCGGCGCCGCTGATGGCAATCCTCGCGCGGCATGAGCTCGCCGAGGTCGAGGCGGAGCGCGAGCGGCTGAAGGCAGTGATCGCGAGCATCGCGCCGCGGCGCTCTACGATCGTTGAAGGCCGCTTGAAGCGGCTGACGCGCAAGGCGCTGGAGCTCCAGCTCGCCATCAAGAGGTGCGGCCGATGAGCCAACGCGACATGCTGGCGAAGATCCACATCGCCAAAAAGGACCTGGCACTTGATGACGACGCCTATCGCGGCCTGCTGCGCCGCTTCGGCGGTGTCGAGAGTGCGCGTGATCTCTCCGACCGTGCGGCCGATGCCGTCATCGCCGAGCTCAAGCGGCTGGGCTGGAAGCCGAAAGCCTCGTCGCGGCCGGCGGCGCAGCGTGCGGATCTGCGCAAGCTCTATGCCCTGTGGGGCGCGCTGCATCCGGGCCCGCTCGACAGGGACGCCCTGCGCAAATGGGTCCACGCGCGGTTCAAGGTCTCGGCGTCGGAGTTCCTGAAGCCGCAGCATGCCCGCGAGGCGATCGAACAGCTCAAGGCTTGGCAGAGGCGGGTGAGGCCATGATCCGTGTGAGCGACCACGCCCTTGTCCGTTTCCTCGAGCGCAGCGGTGCGGCCGAGGTCGAGCCGTTGAAACTGGCGATCGCCGCCTCGCTCGATCGGGCTCGCCGCGCCGCCGCCGAGCTCGGCCGCGACAGCTTCGTCGTCATTGCCGACGGGCTGAGATACGTCGTCCAAGACGGCGTCCTCGTCACGGTTCTCGACGAGCGCGCGAGAGTGCGCCCGCGATGACGGTGCTGCCGCCGCCAACCGACGAGATCGCGCGCCTGGTCGAGCTGATCGGCCCGGAGGCGGCGCTGCGCCTGGTCGAGGCGCGCGGCGGCGCCCGTGTCTATGTCTGCGATCCGGCCGCCGGCGGCGCGATCGTCGACATCATCGGGGTTGACGCGACCGCGGCATTGCATGCCAGATATGGCGCCGAGACAATCAAGGTTCCAATCGCGCGGCCCTGGCGGGTGCTCTGCTATCTCGCTATGGGCCTGTCGCAGGAGGCGGCGGCGCTCAGGGCCGGTTGCAGCCGCAATTCGGTGCAGCGCGCGCTGGACAAGTTCGGCCACCCTGATGGCCGCGCCGGCCGCTCGGCCGCTTCCCAGCTCGACATGTTCGACAAGGCCAGCTGACGGCCCCGCGCGGGGCCGTGTTTCGTCTCCGGTCTGGGGCGCATCTTCGGCGGGACTTCCGCGCCGGGCATGGGTCGATCTGATGCGCTTTTCACTCGTTTGGAACTGGCGCCAGATCCTGCGCTACGCCTGGTCGATCCGGCTGCTCATTGTCGCCAGTCTGCTCTCGGGCGCTGAGGTCGCGCTGCCGCTGCTGCAGTCCGTCCTTCCGGTACCGCCCGGCATCTTCGCGGCGCTGTCCTTCCTCGCGACGGCCGGCGCCTTCGTCGCCCGACTGGTCGCCCAGGAGACCGTCTCCGGCGCCGGAGCGCAGCAATGACGGCCGTGCTCTCCCTGCGCCCCCGCACCCGGCTGCAGAAGGGCACCGCCGCGGCCGCGCTCGCCGTCACGCTGGTGGGCGGTTTCGAGGGCTTGCGCGTCAACGCCTATTCCGACGTCGTCGGCGTGGCGACGGTCTGCTACGGCGAGACTCGCGGCGTGAAGCTCGGCGATCGGCACACGAAGGCCGAATGCGATGCCATGCTGCTCAAGGGGCTGCAGGAGTTCGAGCAGGGCGTGCTGGCCTGTACCTCCCCGCCCATGCCGGAGAAGCGCCAGGTCGCGATCGTTTCCTTCGCCTACAATGTCGGCACCGGTGCCTACTGCACGTCGAGCGTCGCGCGCCTGCTCAATGCCGGCCAGCCGGCGGCCGCCTGCGACGCCTTGCTGAAATGGAACAAGGCCGGGGGGATCGTCTTCCCGGGCCTGACCCGCCGGCGCCAGGCCGAGCGCGCCCTCTGCCGCGAGGGCCTCTGATGCTGTCGGCATGGGCTGTGCGGAACTGGAAGGCGCTCGCCGGCGTCCTCGCCGTCCTCCTGCTGCTCGCTGTTGCCGGCTTCGGGTTCTGGCGCGGCATGGTCGCGATCGAGCGGCTTCAGGAGCGGGCCGCCCAGGTAGCGCGCTCCGAGCGCGATGCCCATTGGCACGCCGAGATCTCGGCGGCGAACGCCCAGGCCGAGCGAGCAAGAGCTGACCAGGCGCGGGCCGTGGCCGCTATCGAGGCCAGGGCAGCGGGCGACGTGGCCCGCTTTCAAACCGAGTTGAACGAGATGGAGAAGGCCAATGCGGCCCTTGCTGGTGGCGACCGTTGCGGGCTGGAGCGCGATCGCGTCCGCCTGCTCGACGGCGCCAAGCCCTGAGCCGGTGGTGAAGCTGCAGATCGTCCGGCCGCAGCTGCCGGCCGCCGCGCGCCAGCCGTGCGCCGCGCCGGTCGCGCTGCCGGATCGGAGCCTTGCCGCGGCCGAGGTGACCGCGGCCTGGGGCCGCGATCGGGCGGCGCTGCGGATCTGTGAGACCAGGCGGGCGGCTGCCGTCGCGGCCGTTGATGGAGTGGAACGGTGACCGACGTGCTGTCCTTTCTGCAGGCCTATGGCGGCGTGCTGTCGCTGGTGGGCTCGCTAGTCATCGTGCTGCTCTCGACCAAGTTCGTGACCAAGGTCGACCACGACCGGACGACCGAGTCCCTCGACGGCAAGTTCAACCGCGCCATCGACAAGGCCGACAAGATCGAGGACCGCGTGGCCGCGCTCGAGAACGAGTTCCGGCATCTGCCCGATCGCGGCTCGGTCCACACCATCCAGCTCGCTTTGGCCGACGTGAAGGGTGAGCTGAAGGCCATGGGAGAGCAGATGAAGCCCATCGCCGCCACCTCCGAACGCTTGCAGGAATTCTTACTCGAGCAGGCCCGCAAATGAGCTTCGACACTCTCGTCCGCCAGGAAGCCCGCCTTATCATTCTCCGCGCGCTCGAGGAGCAGCCGGACGGCCGGCTGAATTCCGAGCTGCTCCGGGTCACGCTCGACTCCTTCGGCATCAGCAAGAGCCGGGACTGGGTCCATGACGAGCTCAACTGGCTGCAGTCGATGGCGGCGATCACGGTCGTCAGCGCCGGCACTGTGCGCGTCGCCCAGCTGACGGCGAAGGGCTCCGATCATGTGCATCGGCGACTGGTGATCGAAGGCGTCAAGCGCCCGTCGCGTCCGGAGGTCTGAGCCATGGCCGGAATCCGCAACCGGCTGTCCTCGCTCGACCTCGTCCCGGACGATGCCCAGGACGATATCATCTGGGCGATCGGCGAGCTCAACCAGCGCCAGCGCACCCAGGCCGACATCCTGTTCGAGCTCAACGACCGGCTCGCGACCAAGGGCGTCGATCCGATCTCTTCCTCTGCTTTCAACCGCAAGGCGGTGAAGCTGCGCGCCGTGCAGATCCGGCTGGACGAAGCCCGGCACATCTTCACCGGCATCGCCGACCAGTTCACGCCGGAGAAGGTCGACGACAACTCGATCGTGCTCGGCGAGTTCATTAAGATGCTCGTCTTCGAGCTCACCCAGGAGGATGCGAAGAACCGGTCGCCGAAGGAGGCCATGGAGCTCGCCCGCGCCTTCCACGACACGGTGAAGGGACAGGCCATGTCCTCGGCTCGTCGCGGCAAGCTCGAGGAGGCGTTCCGCAAGAAGACCGCGGCCGCGATCGGCGCCGTCGCCAAAAAGGCCGGCCTCTCCAAGGAGCGCGTCGCCGAGCTGCGCGATGAATTCCTGAACCTGGCGGACAAGCCGAAATGAGCGCGCTGCCGCAAGCCGACGAGCTCGCGGTCGGCCGGGCGATCACGAAGGAGGAGTGGGAGCGCCTTCGCAAGGAATCGCTCTACGGCCTGCCGCCCGAGCTGCAGGAGCTGCCGCGCTCCGAGATCCTGCTTGGTTATCAGAAGCGCTCGATCCGCGAGCGCCTGCTCCACGACGTCACCTTCATCGAGAAGAGCCGGCGCACAGGGCTGACCTGGGCCTTTGCCTCGGATGCCGTCCTGGTCTCGGCGGCCGAGCACACCGCCGGCGGCATGGACACGTTCTACATCGGCTACAATCTCGAGATGGCGCAGGAGTTCATCGACGTCTGCGGCATGTGGGCGAAGCTGTTCTCGAAGGCGGCCGTCGAGAGCGGCGAGTTCCTGTTCGAGGACTTCGATCCGACCTCGGGCGAGACCCGCCAGATCAAGGCGTTCCGGATCCGCTTCGCCTCGGGCTACGAGATCGTCGCGCTGCCATCGCGCCCGCGCTCGCTGCGCGGCAAGCAGGGCTATGTCATCGTCGACGAAGCGGCTTTCCACGACGACCTAGCGGAGCTGCTGAAGGCGGCGATGGCGCTGCTGATCTGGGGCGGCATGGTCGTTGTCATCTCGACCCATGATGGCGAGATGAACCCCTTCAATCAGTATGTGAAGGACATCCGCGCCGGCACGTTCGATTACGGCCTGGTCCGGATCGACTTCGACGATGCGCTGCGCGACGGGCTCTATCAGCGCATCTGCCAGCGCAAGGGCGAGATCTGGACACCTGAGGGTGAAGCCGAGTGGCGCGACAAGATCATCGCGCATTACGGCGCCGGCGCCGACGAGGAGCTGTTCTGTATCCCCTCCGAAGGCTCGGGCGTCTGGCTGCTGCCGGCCGTGGTCGAAGCCAACATGAAGGCCGAGGCGAAGGCCTTGCGCTGGGAGATGTCGAGCTCCTTCGCGGCTGAACCGGCCCATCTGCGCCGCTCGGCTGCCGAGGCCTGGCTTGCCGCCCACGTCGAGCCGGAGCTGCACCGCATCCTGTCGGATTGCCAGAGCTTCATCGGACAGGATTTTGGCCGCGTCTCCGACCTGTCGGTGATCTGGCCGGTGCAGATGACGAAGGGCATGCACCGCTATTGCCCGTTCACGATCGAGCTCCGGAACATCCCCTTCGACGAGCAGGAATTCGTCCTGTGGTGGCTGATCGACCGGCTGCCGCGCTTCGCCGGCGCCGCGCTCGACGCTGGCGGCAACGGCGCCGCCCATGCCGAGCGCACCGCGCAGAAATACGGCATGGAGCGGATCGCCCAGGTCAAGTTCTCAGTCGACTGGTATCGCGAGAACATGCCGCCGCTGAAATCGACGCTGGAAGCCGGCGGCATGGACGTGCCGAAGGATCATGACACTGGGAACGACTTCCGCCTGATCAAGATGATCGACGGCGTTGCCCGAGTGCCGAAGGCCCGCACGACCGAAAAGGGCGAAGGCGCCGCTGACGGCAAGAAGCGCACCCGTCACGGCGATGCCGCGATCGCGGCCGCACTCGCACATTTCGCCTCGCTGATGGTGATCGTCTCCTACAGCTACCAGGCGGTGACGTCGTCCGGTCCTGCGACCTTGGACGGTCCGCGCGGCTTCGGCGCCGATGACGAACCGCGGAGCTCAACGGTGCCGCGACTGCGCGGGAGGATGTTCTGATGGCGCGCCTTTCCAAGCTGCTCGGGCCCGATGGCAGGCCGATCGACTATGACGACGTCTTTGGCCCGCCCAAGGCCGGCCCGACGATCACCGGCGTGCGCTCGCCGATCTCCGGCCACCCCGCCGATGGCCTGACGCCATCCCGGCTAGCCTCGATCCACCGCGCGGCCGCAACCGGAAGCCCGCTCGCCTGGCTCGAGCTCGCCGAGGACATCGAGGAGCGGGATCCGCACTACCTGTCCGTGCTGGGCACGCGCCGCCGCTCGGTCGCCCAACTGCCGATGGCGATTGAGGCCGCCAGCGATGACGAC